TGTCCTGACTACAATGATTGAACTTAACAGAAAGTACGAAGCTTTAAAGAATGATACCAGATTCTTTGTAATTACTGGAGGGCGTGGTTCGTCTAAGTCTTTTGGTGTTGGTACGTTTGCTTCTATCTTATCATTCGAAGCAGGACATAAAATCCTATTTACCAGACAGACCATGACAAGCGCACACTTGTCTATTATTCCAGAATTTCAAGAGAAGATAAGCCTACTAAATGCACATGATTACTTTGACATCACAAAGTCAGAAATCAAAAACAAAGCATCGGGAAGCGAGATAATATTTAGAGGTATAAAGACTTCAAGCGGTGACCAAACTGCAAACCTTAAGTCTTTACAGGGCGTTACAACTTGGATTGTAGACGAAGCAGAAGAACTAAACGATGAGTTAATCTTTGATAAAATAAATCTATCTATTAGGCAAAAAGGATTCCAGAACCGTATCATCTTAATACTTAATCCAGCTACTAAGGAGCATTGGATTTATAAACGTTTCTTTGAACAAGAGGGGGTTCAAGAAGGGTTCAACGGTATCAAGGGAAACACAACCTATATTCATACCACGTTTGAAGATAACAGAGAAAACTTAGACCAGTCTTTCTTAGATGAGATTGAACGTATCAAAAAAACGAACCCTAAAAAGTACGAGCATCAAATACTTGGAGGTTGGTTGGATAAAGCCGAAGGTGTGGTATTTACAAATTGGAAGTTTGGCGAGTTCAACCCCGACGGATTGCAATCATCATACGGATTAGATTTTGGTTTTTCGATAGATCCAGATTCATTAGCTGAAGTTGCGATAGATAAAGCGAAGAAGATTATCTATGTCAAGGAGGAGTTATATGAAAGAGGATTAAAAACTCATATTCTTGCATTAATGATTAAAGATTATTGCGGTAAAAAATTAATCATTGCAGATAGCGCAGAGCCTCGTTTAATAGATGATTTAAAACATGCAGGTATAAATATACAAGCAGTTAAGAAAGGGACTATTGAAAGCGGTATAATACGAATGCAAGATTATACCATTATTGTAGATCCTGATAGTTCTAATATAGCTAAGGAACTAAACAACTATGTTTATATCAATAAGGCATCTAAGCTTTACATTGATGATTACAACCATTTAATCGATGCTATCCGTTACAATGTTATATTCCATATGGACAATCCTAATCGAGGGAAGTATTTCGTATATTAAAAAAAAACAATACAAGCTTTTTACGTTTATAAGATAACATGAAAATTACAATACCAACAAGTTTAAACGAAATCAAGTTGCATCAATACCAAGCATTTTTAAAGGTGTCAGCTATTGAAGGGCAAACAGAGGATTTCCTTAAACACAAGATGATTCAGATCTTTTGTGATGTTAGCCTAAAGATTGTTATGCTAATGTCTTTTAAGGATGTTGAAGAAATAAGCGGCAAGATAGGGTCTTTGTTTACTGATAAGAATAAGCTAATCAATAGGTTTAAATTAAACGGTGTTGATTATGGATTTGTTCCTAATCTTGACAATATAACATCAGGTGAATTGATAGACTTAGATGCTTATATTTCTGATTGGCAAAAGATGCACCAAGCGATGGCGGTATTATTTAGACCAGTTACAAAAAGCTTTGCAGATAGATATTTGATTGAGAAATACGAAGGCTCGGATAAGTATTCCGAAGTATTAAAGGATATGCCTTTAGATGTCGCTTTAGGTGCAATGGTTTTTTTTTGGGATTTAGGGAAAGACTTAGTGAACAGTACGATGTCTTATTTAGCGGCGAATCCGGAGGTGGAGAATATAGTGAACAAGCACAATTCGGAAAACGCTGGGGATGGTACGCTTCTATCTATGGAGCAGCTCAAGGAAACATTCTCCGATTTGATGAAGTCACAGAATTACCAATACACAAGTTTTTAACCTACTTAACATTTGAAAAGCAAAAGGTTGATTTGGAAATGAAAATAATTAATAAGAAATGAACGTAAATGAGATGGTTGCGCATGTACAATGTTACATACATATTAGGACAGGGCAACAAGTCAATATAAAAATAGTTAACCATAGAGATATATTTAGATTAAAGGATGCTTATAAGATAGCACAAAATTGGATGCAAATAAATTGTAGATAAAATGAACGGATACTATTATATCATCAACACGTTAAAGGATTATATTAAGCTAAACGGATTTACCAATACGGTAACTACCGGTAATATCTTTGATGTTGATTTGGCAAAGCAGACTATATTTCCGTTAAGCCATATCATGGTTAACAATGCTGTAATAAACGAGAACACGATGGCTTTAAATGTATCTGTTTTGTTTATGGATATAGTCGATGAAAGCAAGTCTTTAATTACTGATACATGGTTGGGTAACGATAACGAAGAAGATATACTTAACACACAACTTGCATTATCAAATCGTTTAGCATCGGACTTATTAAGAGGTGATTTGTATAGCGCATTAGTTCAAACAACGGCACCGGTAAACTGTGAACCTTTTGTAGATAGGTTTGAAAATAAGTTAGCAGGTTGGACAATGACGTTTGATGTGATAGTACCAAATGATATGACTACTTGTTAACATGGAACTAAAAGAAACTCATGCTTTACTTCTTAAGTTCAAAAACTATGTAATACAACAGAGCAGGTCTAATTTATCTAAGGGTAAAAAGAATGATACAAAGACTTTATACAACTCGGTAAAAGGTGAGATAGTAACAGAGGGAAACTATTCGATTGTTGGTTTTACGATGTCGGAATATGGAGCATACCAAGACGAAGGAGTAAAAGGAGCAGATCCATCTAAGGTATCAAAGAACGCAAAGATAAGAGGACAACAAGCGCCTAATAGTAGATTTAGTTTTAAGAATAAAAGACCACCAAGCAAGCCTCTTGAAGATTGGGCGAAAAGAAAAGGATTAAGGTTAAGGGATGAGAACGGTAAGTTTAAGAAAGGTAATTATAAAACAATCGGAATTATACTTGCTAAAAACATTTGGGCAAGGGGGATAAAACCCAGTCTGTTTTTCACTAAGCCATTTGAAGCTGGTTATAAAAAGTACATCGATACAGATTTAATTAAAGCATTTGGTATTGATATTGATACATTGGTTGATTACGAATTAAAGGATATAAAATGATAATTAAAACAAGATCACCGTATTTCATAGAAGTAAACGAAGCGGCACAAGTTGGGTCTAAGATAGAGTTATTTATTTGGAACAACGGAAATACGGAACCGGTTGCGGCTAACTACGTTTTAGCAAAGCCTATTCCATCAATAAGCCAAATAAAAAACGTTTATAATATCAGTCCATTTATAACTGAGTTTATAGATAACATTGCACCAACTGATTCGGTTAATAACTTATCTGTTAACGTAAAGGTAAAGCGATATAAAGAAACTGCCATTGGTGTTTATTCCCTCCTTGATACAACTTCTTATGTATCTACTGCAGGATATTCAAACTATATGAACGGCTATAATCAAGGAGATAGTTCAGTAGGTTTTGTTTTCTTAGCAGATCCTTTGATTGATATAAATTATGATAGGTCGGTAAGTTATCCTTATGTAAATGTTTATGCTTTAAACGTTACGTTCTTCGATACATTTAACGCAACCTATACCGATTTAAACGGTTCTAATGCAACGGTTGTAAATTACAATAGTAACGCTAACAAAATAATTAAAGTTCCTTACACGTTAGCAGATAGCGATTATAGCAATGGCAATATATTAACAATAAATTATGTTTCTGGATTAGATAGTAAAACGGTATCGATAACAGTTTTGCCGATTTCTGAATGCAAATATACACCGGTTGTTTGTTCGTTTATTAATCGATTCGGAGGGTGGCAGTTTCTTACATTCTTTAAGGTTCAGATTAACACAATCGAAACAAATGGAACAAGTTATAGAATGCTACCTAATGATGTAAACTACAATCCATTAAGAGGCGAGAATAAATCATTTAATATCAATGGTGGTCAGTCGGTAAGATTGAATACCGGTTTTGTTAATGAGAACTATTCCGATTTAATACAGGATCTATTATTAGCGGAAACT